CTCAAATTCGTGGTTTACACCACGTGCGGCACGGCGTCCGCACAAGCGATAAAGCATTCCCCATGGCTCCCGCAATTCCCATCATTCAGCTTCTTAGCTGTGTGTTGGTCTATGCGGTCTATGTTGCGCACGGGTGCGTCTTCTCTCCGAGTTTGATTGCATTCGTGGGATTGTTCCTTGCCAATTTTACCTACTTCACGTGGCGAGGACTAGTGAATCGTTTCCTCTTTGTGCCCGGTCCTATTCGAAAGATCTGGATTGAGTACAGATTGCAGGAGAAGATCGACAACCTCCCGAGTCCTATTCGTTGGGTTTTGAACAAGACAGGCATTACGTCCATCATAGCGTGGATCTCTGCTCACTGTCTGAACTTAGCCTACGATTTCGACATCTGGGTGTTTAGTGTCGTGTCATACGCGGTTTATTTCTGGCTGACGAGAGTCGGTCGGAAGAAGAAGCTCGAAGGTGTCGAGACGTTCAGCAAGTGGACGTTTTGGCAAATGATCTCGAGTGGACTCAAAGTAGGCGCAATTGTGGCTGGTCTAATGGATCTTGGCGTTTCGATACTACCCAAGGATTATGCCGCAGCGTCCGTGGTCGCTGACTTGCTCAAATGTATCGCCGACTTCTTACGTGCGTCGAAAGATGCGCTTGAGGTTGGTGACCATGACAGTGACAACGAAGGTGATGACAAAGATCACAAAATCGACACCGAACCGATTCAACCGCCTAAGCAGGCGCGATCGGGTTGGATGGCGACATACTGGAATATGGCAGGCCAACGGGCCGCCGAAGCTCAGCGCGAAAAGGAGAATCAGGTCAAGAAAGCATTGAACGAACTCCCTCTTGAAAAGGATGGAGATGAGAAAGATGATGATGACGACTTAGAGGCTCTTTGGACTTGGACGAGCAAGCTTCGTGAACTTCGTGAACAGGTTAAGACCGTTCTCGTAAAACACAAAGCTCGCTTCGCCTGGTTCTTCGCAGCTGTGATAACCGGTGTTGTGATTTACTGTTATCGCAAACATTCTGCAGCTCTTGAGAAAGTCCTGGAAGGGACCCAAAAGGGCCAGAAGGGTGCTAACTCGGGCAAGAAATACAAGGCCCGTGGCAAAAACGCACATCGTCACAATGGACCCACTCGACAGGTGACTGGTAACAAGAGTTATTGGACTTACTACGAGCCGGACGTTAAGACGATTGTTGATGTGTTCCTGAACGATGAGCCGATCAGTCGGTCGCGTATCTCTAGTGGACAAGCACTCGAACCTGGCCACTGGCAGGTGTTCAGACAGGTTGGAAAGACAATTGTCGAAGACGATTTCACTGTGGGAGGAACCCGCAGGCGTAACGTTGGTGACGATGATGACTTGAAGGCTATGGCTGCGCGCCGCAATGGTGGCAAAGCCCCGATGACCATATCGGGCAAGCGTGCCAAGGAGCTTGGATTTGAGGCGGTTTCGATTGACCCGGTCCATACTTCTATGATATGCTTCCATGTTGGTGACTGCAAGTTAGGCGTCACTGACCCTCTCGACGACGACTGTGATGGTTGCGTTGATTTGTGGCAATTTGTGTTCGTTGCAACTCAGGATGGTCCGATTAAAACCGAGCCTCACTCAAACCCAGCTCTTCGGAGCATGGGTTTCTGTGAACAAACTGAGCCGACAGAGCCGGTGGAGCCTAAGAAGGCCCCCTCTAAGCCACTGCCCGCGATCCCTAAGAAGACGCCTCCTCCCGTTCCGCCCAAGCCGATCAGGCCTAAGCCGAGTGAGGAGCTGGTCATTCAGGATTGCGAGCTAAGTTTCAACGAGACCGCTCCCGAACTCAAGGGCCACCCCGACGCCAAGTCGAAGGCGGCTAAGGAGAAAACGGAGAAGCAGCGTAAAATCAACCAACCTCTTGAGGCTCTGGTTGCGTCCAGCCCTAAGGTCGACATTCACAACGCCTTGTTTCGCATTGAGCTCTTAGACGAGAACGAGAAGTATTTGAGTTCGGGTACCGTGTTGTGGTGCGGAATTATTTGCAACCACCATGCGTACACCGCAGCTAAGTACTTCCGGTGCAACGGGAAGAAGATCGTGAAGACTAAGGCAGTCCAGTTGTCCTCTAACAAGGATATGATGATTGCCCAGTTCTTCGACGGTTGCCCTAAGCCCATCGCTAAGAAGCACGTTGAGAAGCCTGAGGTCAGCTCGGCAGTGATGCTAGTTGACCAAAACAGCAAGGTTTGCCGTGGAGTCGTCCAAAGCGTTGACGAGATCGGTACACACGGCCTTCAAGCACGCGCCACTTACTCATCCGAACCGGGTGATTGTGGGTGCTGTGTATTGAACCTAAACGGCTCAGTCACCGGGATTCATTTCTCGGCTGGCAGGACTGGTTACGATAACCTGTTCTTCCCAGTTAACGACGAGCTGCTCGCCTACGTGCCAAAAAACTCGTACAACCCATCGCCGCGCGATGCCTAAGCGCGGCGATGGGGCCAGCCCAAAGGGACCCACTGGAGGGCGATTTACCAGTGGTTGGGTTTGTGCCGTTCCGTCCTCTTGGGCAGTCGCATTTCATTCCGGCACCATGGCAGGTGTCGGCAGATACAGCGTACTTACCTACGGTCATGTCTGAGGAAGCCTTGAGAAAGGGCATCCAAAAGGCACGTGAGGATTTACCAGAGCAGATTTCAGATGAGCGTTATGAACGCGTGTTTAATTACATGTACATGCGCTTGTCGAAGCTGTGGGCCGGGAATAACCTCATGTCTTACGAGGAAGCAGTTGGAAGACTGAACCTCGATAAGAGTCCGGGCTTTCCATTTTACTATGAGTGCGACGACAAAGCGTGCGCTCTGACCTGTAAAGGTCATGTGATTAAGAAGGCTGTGGAAGATGTTATGTCTGGAAAGGAGATGTGGCTACCATCCACCTTAACGCTCAAGGACGAGTTGCGTTCAGCAGACCGTGTGCGGGACGGTAAGACGAGAGTCTTTTCCGCCTCGAGCATGGTTGCTCTCATAGCGTCGAAGATGCTTTTCGATAAGCAGAACGATAAGCTGAGGGAGCACCTGGATGAGCACCCCCTGACAATCGGCATTCAGGTGCCAGGGCCTCACTTTGTCAAACGAGTGTTGACCCTCTCTCGCCAGTGTAACTGCACAGCGAGTGACTTGTCGGGATGTGACCAGCGATACGTCCTATGGGCCGCAAGGCTCGTTCGCGACTGTCGTAAGATCGGGATACCGCCGGAATACCATGCCGCTATTGACTTGTTGTATGACGAGGACTTTGCGGGCGATGTTATCTGTATGGGGTGTGTCTACAAGATGTACCACAACAAGAGCGGGAGAAATAACACCGGTGACGACAACGGCCTAATGCAGTGGGCCGTCACAGCGGACTACGTTTTAGAGACTGAGAAGTGCGAGATCAGCGAAGTTGACAATTTC